TCTACTGAGCCTCTTTACTTAAGAGTTCAAGTGACTGACAACCTAGGACTTTCTGGATTTGCTACTCCAAAAGTATACGCCCTTCCTGCTGGAACCGCTCCCACTCAGACTGAAGCACTTCGTAAAGTAATCGGTACTGGAGGTGATCAAAGTATAGTTTCTATTCAGAATGATGGAACTAATGATTTCCTTGTTAGTAGGTTTGCAGGTGTCAACTGCCGATTGCAGGTTACTTGTGCCTCTTCCGCAGACTTTAACACTGTTGGACCAGACTCAGTGGTTTCTGGAGCACTTGCTTCAATTAATAAAACTGGTGATGTTAATCCAACCACTGCAAGTTCAATAGTGGTTTCAGGTATGACCTTTGATACCACAGGTGGTGACAGCCTTGCTTATCTAGTCGAGTCTCTCTACGCTGGAGCAGACTACAATTACAGACTTGATTCCGCTGGTAGAGTATTAGGTAACACTGTTGAGATTACTCCTTTAGGTGGTAAGAATGTTAGACTTACTATTAATGATGCGGGAGCAGCTACTGAGAACTTTGTAGTATCTCTTGTTGGTTCTGGAACTTACATTGAGGATTTAATCAACACTGGTGAGGTTGATACTACCTCAGACTTTATTAAAGGTAACCTTATAGATAACAGTGTTGATTTCCCAGCAACCGAATTAGCAGACTTCTCTAACAAGATTACCGCTCTAGGAATTAACCAAGTAGATGCTGTATCAGGAACTACAGGAACTGTGGTTGTAGATGCTACTCCAAGATTCGTTAAGCCAATTCAAGGAACTTACAATCTAGCTGGAGGTAATAGTGGTGGATCAGGAATTACTGATGATATCAAAGCAGCTATAATCGGTGAGGAGTCTCTCCACACGGGTATCTATGCTCTAGACTATGATATTCTTAACATCAGTCTCGCCTGTACTCCTGACATTCATGATGAAAATGTTCAGAATGCTCTGATTACTTTAGCAGAAGTATCACAAAACTTCCTTGCTGTTGTTTCTCCTCCTTATGGTAAGGACTCTGTTCAAGAGGCTATAGAATGGAGTAATGGTCTTGCAACTGAAAGAACCAGTGCTATCAACAACAGCTACGCTGCTATCTTCTGGCCTTGGGTTAAGACCTACGACAACATAGAGAAGAAGGACAAGTGGTATGACCCTGCTATCTACGGTATTCGTCAGATGTGCTTCACTGACTCCGTAGCAGACGCATGGTTTGCTCCTGCTGGATTCCGTAGAGGTCGCCTAACCAAGCCTACAGATGTTGAGGTAGATGTTGGTCAGGGCGATAGAGACAACATGTACAGTGGTGGTAACGCTATCAACCCAATCGTTAACTTCCCACAACAAGGTATAACAATCTTTGGGCAAAGAACTGCACAGAGAACACCAACTGCTCTAGACAGAATCAATGTTAGAAGACTTATGATTCTCATCAGAAAGATCCTTCTCAACTCTACTCAGCAGTTTGTATTCGAGCCTCACGATCCTGCAACCTGGGAACAAGTCGCAGCAGTTGTTGAGGGTATCCTAGCTGATATCGTTACAAGAAGAGGTATTACAGAGTTCAAAGTAATCTGTGATGAAACCACCAACACTCCAGTCCGTATAGACAGAAGTGAGCTATGGTGTAAGGTCTTACTCAAACCAACCAAAGCAGCAGAGATTATTGTCTTTGAGCTTAACCTAACCAACCAAGCAGCTAACCTAGGCTGATAAGAGGTAATAAAAATGGCATCTTATTTCGGAACTGAACTAAACAGAGATATTACGGGGACTGGTAGGTCTCAAACTCCTGAGATTTCCACCATGCTGGACTCAGTAAGGACTTATCAATGGGAGATTACTTTCGATCTCCCTGCTGATGTTCTCAACTCTACTGGAGGTCCTGGCAGTGTTCAAAAGCCACTAACCTTTGGAGCCAAGCAGATACGAGGGATTGGTGTCAACTTACAAGACATCGAAGTAAACCGTATGAACGACAAGGTTTACTACCCTGGGCGTCCTTCCTACGAAGAACTAGAGGTTACATTTGATAACCTTCTAGAGACCAAGGAAGGTGCTCTGCTATTCGAGTACATGAGAACAGCCTTCGATCCAATCAAGGGCGTCTACGGTACTACTAATGTCGGCGGTGGTGCAGGCAACTCACTTGTTCGTCGCCACAAGACTTCTGCTATCATCACTGAGTTCAATGGTAACCACGAAGTTTCTCAAGAGATTGAGCTAAGAGGTCTTTACCCTAAGAGCTACAGTAGAGGGGAGAAGAACTACTCCAACAACGACTTTGATACCATTGTCATGAAGTTTAGATACGACTACTTACTCGTCAAGTGACAGTAGTTTAGATCACATTAGCCCAACCCAGCGTTTGTTGGGTTGGGTTTTTTAATATAATAATACGATGAAGAAGTTTGCCATACAACTACTTGAAAGCTATCGCAGTCTGCACGAACAAGCTCCACAAGCTATGACACCTGAACAGGCTATAGGTCTTGCTGGTGACAGTATAAAGACCCCCGGTATACTCGATGGTGCTGGAGGTGGAAAGGGTAAGATATGGAAGACTACCCGAGGAACTATAAGCTTTCAAAGAGATGAGCCTAACGCTAGAGCAAATAAAGTAGACGGTCCAGGGTCTGAAGGCTACGACGATCTAGCCGCGTTCTTGTCAGGAGCAGGAACTACCGCGAAACAACCTGTCATGTCCAAAGCCGAAAGGCAGGAGATGGAGAAGCAGCAGAGACAGACGGAAACTGTTGACGAGTTGAACCAGGGATTTCCAGGATTAGGTGACGCGGTACTGTCATTGTTTACAAAGCTCTTTGGACTAGAGAATGTTCTTGACACGAATACCCGTGAAGCGAAACTTCATGGACAGTTCTTCTCTAACGCCAACAATAGTATTAGAAGTATGTCTAGAAGAATGTTAGAGCGTAACATGTTATTTGTTGAGCAAGCTGCGGATGAAGGTGGAGATGATGTAAAAGTATTTGAACGAGAACCTCCTAGTGAATCTCAAGTAAAGAGGGCTATGAAACAGTATGAGAGGATAGCGACTCTAACAGATCAACTAAAACGAGGTGCTCGTAAGCCTGAAAACATCCTGGAAGACCTTAGGAAAATGAAGCAGCTTCTATACAAGAATAAAAAGGGTCAGGTGTTCCTAAAGGTTGATGGTCGATCCTTGGCTGGAGTGTGTATCATGCCAAGTGAAAAGCACGCTCTTACTGAATTGATAAATCAGTATGAGACTGAGGCTAAGAAGTTCGAGAAACAAAACAAGGAACTACTAGAAGATGGAGAGACTTTAGCAATTGATAGTTTTGATTTCGCTAAGGACAGCTTCAACTATTCAAATGCTGTTAAAGAAACCTCTGAGATATTAGAAATAGCTGCTCACTATATCGCCAGAGGTGAGATAGATAAGGCTGCTCCAATCATTGAGAACATGGCGAAACAATACAAGGATAGTATTGTAAAGGTTCTACAACTTAACCGTGGTATGATGAGTGAAGCTGATGCGGAACTAGTAGCATCCATGGAGCAGATAGGTCTTACTAAAGGAACACCTAAAGAAATACAGGATGTGGTTACCAAGATAATTACAGGCCATGTTCTTCCTAGGACTGAGTTCTACAGAAGATTCAAACCAGACTTCGTGTCTAGAGTAGGAGAAGGTGATGTAGGTAAAGGCTTTAAGGCTGACAACATGCTTGTATGGTCACAACCTCCTACTGATCCTGCTCTAAAACCATTCGTCCAAAAAGTCAAATTTGAGGACCTTGATAAGACTACACAGAAGACCATAATTTCTAATGGAGGTACAGCAGGAGGTGATTATTATGCTGCTGGTGTATCTTTAAAGACTTACTCAGGTGGTACAGAGACTAAGGCAGGGTCTACTTATGGTTTCGTAGGACTGGGTGAACGCTATGGAAGTGGTGTAAGATTGGGTAAACATGAGTCTGTGGTTAGACAACGCATGGTAAATGCAGGTATGTCCACACAACAGTTTGATGCTGCAAGGACTGAGTTAACTAAACTAACAGGTGCGGCCAATTTCTGTAGGGACATAGTGGCTAATGATCAGTTAGATGTTATTGGTAAAACACCTAAGCAAGCACAACAAGCTATAACAAATCATCTGGAACTCATGATGAGAACTTATGATATAGACATGCCTCTTAATGATCCTATGTATTTAAAATCATTAAGAGGCCCTGATGGAACTATTGATGCTAGGTCTTTGTCTAGATTCTCTACTTATATGGAGAAGGAGATGCAGATGAAGATCATTGAAAAGTCTCTAGCTGATAGAGGTAAGTCTGAAATGGATAAAGATGATCCTATGTTACACGCCATGCTTCTACTAGGTGTTGATGCAGGCTTAGACTCTACCTCAGAAAATGTTATGGGAGTTACTACAAAGACTGGAACAAATGAAAGCCATGTGTATAATCAAAATGGTGAAGTGATGAAGAGTGTCGAACAGGTTTTAAGTGGTAAGAGAGGATTCACCTTCGGCAGATCAGGCTTAAGGATTGATGGAGGTATGAAAGTAGAACTTAACAATGAGAGGAATAGGGTTGCAGTTAACGCCTACATCCCATCTACAGAAGAGAACTTAGATCTAGTCTAAGTAGAAGAACTGATTATGTATCTTAAGAAGGTCATCCATGTATAACATAATGTACTCTATACCTTCTTTACTTGTTAATGTACTATATGAATCAGTATAGTTTATTATTTCTTCTTTATACCTAAGTATTGATATGATAGGCTGCCTGTCCTGGGCCATAAAAAGAATCGGTAGCTTTTCTGCTGACGCCGCGTCCCGCTCCATATGTCCTATCCACTCCCAAAGTTTTGATTGAAAATCTAACATGGAGTTGAAGCCGAGGTTGTTATAACCCTTCTTGCATTCTATAATGTATGCAAATGCTTGAGGAGTGATAAGATCTCCCTGGATTTGTAGATGTTTCGGTAGCGTATGTGTCGTTGCGAAAGCTCCTGACCCTGGTGTTCTGGCGAATTCATTTGTATCAAACCTCTCGTTGAGTATTTTGGCGACTTTGTTCTCGAAGGCCGCACCCTTCGCTCTACTATTCTTTCGCTTGGGCTTGGTCCTGAGTTTCGATAAATCGTAATTATCTTCCATTAGTATTTACTTCCGTACTATTATAGAACATGAGCGATCACGACGAATTGCTTTCCAAAAAGATTACTATCAAGAAAACCAGAATCCTACACAGGAGAAACAATAGAATGAAAATCCAATTTAACCTTTCCGAACAGGAAGCAGTAGCGTTTAAGAACTTTTATGATGCTGTGAACACCAACGGCATCTCAGAAGAGGACTTCACTAAGTCTGCATTTATGATCGGCCTTCAGCAGATGGAGCGTATTATCATTGAGAAGACTATGGAAGCTCATAAGAAAGCTGCTGAAGAGGAAGCAGGTGCTGAACCTGAAATCGTAGAAGAAGAAACAAATGAAACTGAAGAAACTGAAGAGTGAGAATCACCTGAATAAGATTCTCAGGAACTGCCGACAGTCTAAGGAGACAACGATGTTCTTCATCACCTCTCCTTGGGATAAGCAATCTGAGAAGATTGTTCAGGAAATGAACGAGGAGTTTGAGGAGAGTCTGATCGACTTCTATGAGATCGACTACTTTGAACTACCTCATGCGTACTGCATTTTCAAGGCACCTACGCCCAGCCTAGTATTGGTAGAGGGTAAGAAGACTCAGGTTTTCGATAACCCCATGTCGATCAGGGCTGAGTTGGGCCTCGATACCCTTGCAGTTCCTCAAACGCCTTGATCTTCTCGGCGTACTTTTTATCTTTTGTGTAAACCAACTTTAGATTATTAACAATAACTGTGGTAAAGAAATTGAAGGCGCTCCCTTTTTCAGGATTGAAATTTTGGAGCGTCTTCAATATTAATACGAAACAATCTTGCTTTGCGTCTTCGGGATCAACATCAAAGTTGAATGCACCCATGACATTAGAGATAAGCAAGTCGAACATAGAAAACAATTCTTCTTCGTGAGTCTTTCGATCTTGGAGGTATAATACTATTAACTCCTCGAAGCGTTTGTTGTCTATGTAATGTCTACTCATACTTAACTATTATAGTGTAAACCCCAATGCAACTTTCAAACCTATATGAAGAAGCCCCAATTCACCAGTTCTGTCAAGGATGTTCCCAACTCAAAAAGAACAAGCCAACCCATTGCATCCAAGATTATGATGCTCTGGACGAGGCTGATGTCCTTTTTCTTTCTGATTCTTTCGTCTTTCATAATGGCAGGAGTAATCCTTTTAACAGCCGAGATGTGGAGACGCTTACTAGTATCCTTGTGGAATCAGATCTCCCAGGGGACGCTAGAATTACCTTCTCTGCTGCCGTAAAGTGTCCTTCTGTGCGTGAGTCAGAGATGAAGACTGCTGACACTCACGCTTGTCGCCAGCACCTATGGGCTACGATTGATAAGGTCAAGCCCAAGCTAGTGTTCGCATGTGGAAACCTTGCGTTCAAGATGGTGACTAAGAAGTCTGGTATCACAACCAAGAGAGGCAACGCATTCAATATCGACACGGGTAATCACCAGTTCGTATGTGTACCTATCTTTCACCCTTACGCTGTACACACAGAACCTAAGAACAGATACATCTTTGAGCAGGACATTAAGAATGCACTTGCCAAGGTGATCACAGGCATCAAGGCAGAGAAGATTCCTGTCGAACTTATTATGTGCGATGATGATCTAGATCATATCCTTTGGCTGTCTGATACAGACGAAGATATTGCTGTGGATACTGAGACCACAGGTCTGAACTTCCTGACTGATAAGCTCAACACGATTGCTATCTCTGCCAGGGATAAGAACTACGCTATCCCTCTTCTACACAAGGATACTCCTTGGGAGGATACTGACTACATTCTCAAAGTTATCAAGAAGATCTTAGAGAACCCGAACAATCGTAAAGTGTTTCACAATGCGAAGTTCGACCTGAAATTCCTACACAATGTTGGAATCTACCCAACCAATGTCTATGATACTAAGCTGATGGCTCACCTGTGGAACGAGGATGTTCCCAAGAGCTTGAAGGAACTCGTCAAGCTATTCTTCCCAGAAGGTATTGATCAACTCTAATGCTAACAGTAAATGATAAGAACTTTGATTGGGCTAACATTCCGCTGGGCGATTGTCTCCATGGCAACGCTATGGATACTCACTTTACTCTTCGACTTTTCCACAAACTAGAAGAGTTACTACAAGATGAAGGTTGCTGGCATGTGATGGAGAAGCTACTGTCACCTGTGCTACCTGTGTTCTCTGAGATGGAGTATGAGGGTCTGCATGTAGCACCAGAGGAGCTAGGCTCTGTGGGTAAGAGTCTTGACAAGCAGTCTATGTCTAAGGAGGACGAGCTTCTTATGTATAAGCAAGTGAAGCGTGGTGCTAACTTCGCATCTACTGTGGATTTACGAGAGATTCTTTATACTGACGAGCAGGGCTTCCTACTATATCCTCCGAAGAGAACAGGCAAGGGTGAACCGTCAACGGATAAGGCGACCCTTGACGAACTACTAGACTTTATTACAGATGAGTTGAACGACCGTGCGAAGAAGACGAGAAGATCAAGAAAAGCTGACCGCTCGTAGTGTTCTGCAAGAGCGTTCAACTGAGGAACTAGAACAAGCAAGAGAGTGGATCGCTGGGCTGTTGGACTATCGTGCGGCAGCGAAGCTACACAAGACCTACATTCGGGGTTTACACACGGCTATTGAATACAATGGTCGTAACAAGGTCTACTGTGACTACAAGCTCGATGGCACAGTTACAGGTCGGCTCTCTTGCGGCTCCTACAATGCTGAGAAGGCGATGGGTGTATCATTCCATACGCTTCCTCGGGATACTAACAATAACATTCGACGCATCTTTGTAGCACCTGAGGATCAGGCGTTCATTACTATCGACTATGCAGGCATGGAACTTAGAGTTCTCGCGCATGTAGCAGAAGATGAGCGCATGTGTAAGGCATTCAAAGATGGCGTCGATCTACACACCTACTCTGCCTCACTCTTGTTCAACAAGTCCGCTGAGAAGGTGCAAAAAGAGGAGCGGCAGATTGCTAAGGCAACCTCCTTCCTCATCGTATATGGTGGTACTGCTTTTACGCTCGCTAACAATAACAGAATTTCACTAGACCGAGCAGAGCATATCATCAACACTTACATGGAGGTCTTCCCAGGTATCGGATCGTATATCAACAATACCTACGAGATGATCAGGGAGGACGGTTACATTACCTCTATCTTCGGACGCAAGCGAAGGCTACCTAATGTCAGGTCTAAGGATGATAAGATTGTTCGCAGGGCTCTACGCCAGGGTCTTAACTTTACTATCCAGTCAGCAGCATCGGACATCATCCTTTGTGGCATCAAGGGACTTAGCCAATCTCTACCAGCAACGGGAGCTAAGATTGTATCTACTGTCCACGACTCACTTGAGATAACATGCCCGAAGAATTCTTTGCAAGAGTGCCTTGAAGTGTGCTATAATGAGTTGGTGGAGACGCCTACTCTCCGCAAGGATTTCAACATCCACTTTGAAGTACCCCTCAAGATCGACGCTGAAGTAGGTCGTTCATTTGGCGATGGTCAAGAGGTTCATTACAAGGACGGAGCCGTCCTAAACATCACAGAGTTATTGGAGTATTTTAATGATTGATAAAAATTATACTGTCGAATGTTTAGATCACGGCTTCGTCCGTCTTATAGATTGGATGGGGTCCGATCTTACAGTGGTTAATGCTGCGCGAGTTTCTTTCAGTAAGGTGAGCAAGGAACTAACGGAGAAAGATGAGAAGCTCATCAACTATCTTGCAAAGCATAACCACTGGACCCCATTCGCCCATCCTCAGGTTCAATTTCACATAAAAGCGCCGATCTTTGTGAGGACTCAACTCTTCAAGCATAAGGTAGGCATGGTAGAAAATGAGATCTCGCGCCGTTATGTTGATTTTGAACCTGATTTCTACACTCCTAATTACTGGCGTGAGCGTCCTGACAAAAGCATTAAGCAAGGCTCAGGTGATAAGGAGATCGAAGGCAAGGAGAGAGTCTACGACATCTACAAGCAGGCTGTCAATCTTGCTAGAGACGCATATGATGTGTCTATTATAGAGGGCCTTGCCCCTGAGATTGCAAGGGGTATCCTGCCACAGTGCATGTACACAGAATGGTACTGGACTGGATCCCTTGCATCATTTGCTCGCGTTGCGTTACAGCGTAGTGAAAACAACGCACAAGAGGAAACCCAACACTACGCATTTGCAATCGACGATATCATGTCAGAACTGTTCCCAGTCGCCTGGAGAGCATTAGTATGAGGACACTAGTAATTGGAGACACACACTTCCACAACACGAACAGGGAACTACGGCTATGCCAGATCCAATGTATCCGAGATCTCATTCAAGGAGTGGCTTCTGATAATGTCGTATTTCTCGGTGATGTCTTTGACAAGCGGAGTCCTTCACCTGAATGTATTCTCGATGTAAGAAATCTATTTCAAGGAGTAAAGAAAAATGTGTTCATCTTGCGAGGTAATCATGACAGCGCCAGCAAAGCTGACGATGGTATTACCATTCTTAGTTTACTGGAGCGCAACGCTGTCTTCTCGTCTGCGGGTAGCATTAAGGTCATTACGAAACCTACTGTCGTAGGAAACTACCACTTCATTCCACACTATGAGGATGAGCAGGTTATTAAAGAGGAGTTGGCTAAGTCTCCTGACGGTGCTATTGTTTTCGGTCATTTTGGCTATGAGGGTTCTCTCAATAATGCTGGCGATGCCGATTTTGCTATTTGTCCTGACGATTTTACTAATACAAGTATCCTGGGACACATCCACCAGCATCATACGAGAGAGAACATCAAAGTCCTGGGCACGCCATACTCTACATGCTTCCACGATGGAGGAGACAAGTTTTACGCAATTGTGGAGGATGAGACTGTAGAGTTTGTGGACATGACCACAGGGCCTATTCACCTGACCGTCACACCTAGAACCTTGAACGATGTAAACGATCACAGGAATCGGTATGTAATTGTGAGGTTGCTTTTAGAGCGTGATGATATGGACTACAATGTCTATGACCTTAAGCAGATGTATCCTCATGTATGTGAGTGGGACATCAAGTATCTTCCAACCTATGACGAGGAAGAACTGAGCAACTACAAGACAGATGTATCAATGTTCCAAGTGAACGA